AAGCATAATATATATTAACTAAATAATTAAATATAAGGAAAGCAACAAATGATTATTAAAGCAACTAAGAAACCAGTAACAATTGAGGCTGTGGAGCTAACAATTGACGACCAAATACCCGTAGCTTTTTGGTGTCATGGTAAATTAATACATCATAGCGAAAAACCTGTGATTCAAATATTTACGCTAGAAGGTACAATTTGCGCAACAGTTGGCGATTATATTATAAAGGGCGTTAAGGGTGAGTTTCAGGCAAGCTAACTGGAATTAGCCACTACAAAGTAAAGTGACAAATTAACTAATATAACGGAGAGAAGCAATGACATATTTATACATAGTTACCGCTGGGTACGATTATGAAGGCGATAATGTGATGGGGGTTTACTCTACTATAGAACTGGCGCAAGAAGAAATTAAGCGACTAAAGGAACATTGCAAGCAACATTTTGATAATTACGACATAGAAACGCATGAGCTAGACGATTAACTATAGGGATAAACAAAGCACTTAAACAGTGCTTTTTTATTATGCGCAATAAGGTGTTACAATATAACAATAGCAGTAGGGCTGCTTAATTAAATATCGACGGGGTTGATATGAGTAAAAAAGATGCGTTACCTGACGGTGATGAACTAATAAAGAACTTTATATTACAAGGGTGCACAAACGGTAAGCAAGCTGCTATTGATGCTAATTACAGCCCTAAAACAGCAGAGCAGTCTGCTAGCAGGGTGTTAAGGAGTGTTAAGGCTAAGAAGTTAATTGCAGAGTACAAAAAGACGCAGTTAATTGACTACGTTTGGAGTAAACAAGACAAGCTACATAAGATAGAAAAGCTTATTGATTGCGCTATGCAAACAGACCCAGAAAAGGGAATGATTAACATGGCCGCTGCAATGATGGGTATGAAAGAACACAACCTCATGCAAGGCGACAACGCGCCAATAGTTACCGACTCAACAGGCGACCAAACTATCCTAATAAGCTTTAAAGATGTCTAGCGTCATATGGACTAGAACAGCACCACAAAAAGCATTCATGCAACTTGATTGTAAGTTTCCTGCATTCGTTGCAGGCTTCGGCACTGGTAAGAGTGAGGTAATGTGCCAATCTGCTATATGTGATGCAATAGAAGGCGGTAGCAAAAGTCTTATTGCTATGTATGAGCCTACTTATGATTTGGTTAGGTTAATACTCGCGCCACGTATGGAAGAGAAATTGCAAGAGGCCGGCATTACTTACAAATACAATAAGTCAGAAAACATTATCTATACTTCAACGCCTGGCATAGGTGATTTTGTATTAAGAACGCTAGATAATCCTTCTCGCATTGTTGGTTATGAATCATTCAGGGCTAAGATTGATGAGTTAGACACGCTCAAGATGGAACATGCAAGAGAAGCGTGGATTAAAATAATAGCTCGTAATCGTCAAAAGCCTGACACATATCGACCTGTAACAAACAAGCCTTGCAACACTGTATCGGTATTTACTACACCAGAGGGTTTTAGATTCGTCTATGACAAGTGGAAGAAAAACCCTACTGACGGCTATCAAATGATTCAAGCCTCAACGATGTCTAACCCATTTTTACCGGACGACTATGTTGATTCACTGAGAGAGAGTTACCCAGCTAATTTAATTGAGGCATATTTAAACGGTGAGTTTGTTAACTTAACAGGCGGTCAAGTTTATAGGCAGTTCGATAGAAGATTAAATCATAGTGATGAAGTAGAAACAATTAACGATACACTGCACATAGGAATGGATTTTAACGTTGGTAAAATGTCAGCTGTTATTCATGTTGAGCGTAATAAGCTACCTATTGCAGTAAATGAGATATTCGGCTGCTTAGATACTCCTGATATGATTGCAGAGATTACCCGCATTTACCCTGGTAGGAAGATATACGTTTACCCTGATAGCTCAGGCAAAAACAGAAAGTCTAACGAAGCCGGTACAACAGACATATCACTATTAAAGAAAGCAGGCTACACGCTCAAGTACAAATCAGTTAACCCTAGAGTTAGGGATAGAGTGAACAGCGTCAACGCCATGTTTTGCAATGGAGTCAATGAAAGGCGATACTTAGTCAACACGACACGCTGTAAACGGTATACTGACGATTTAGAGCAACAAGTGTATAATAAACAGGGTGAACCAGACAAAACGCACGATAATGACCACATGACAGACGCTGGTGGTTATTATATCGCGTATGAATACCCATCTAACAAGCCAATAGGCAAAGTAACATTTAGCTTAGGAATATAAATATGTCAACAACGAATAGTCACCCTGATTACATCAAGCTGCTACCACGGTATCAAACTATCAGAGATTGCATCAACGATGATGTGGTTAGCGGTAGCTTTTCATACGCCAATGCTGAATGCGGCATTGGCCGTGAATATCTAATTCGCACGCCAGGCATGAAGGACACAACATTTAGTGCGCTAAAGCAATTAGGTGTATTTATGAATATCACTGGTTCAACTTTAATATCCGTTATGGGTGTTGCTAATAGAATGCCTCCAGTGATTGTTATGCCCGAATCGGTAGAGTATTTAGAGATTAACGCAGACGGTCGAGGCAATAAGCTAAAAGACATCGTAAAAGATGCAATGTCAGATACTACATCGATGGGGCGCTTCGGTGTGTTAGTTGAGCCACCTTCACAGCGCTTAGACGATGAAGGCAATGTTATCGAAACGAGTAAGGCCGACGTATCAAGCGGCAAAGTTAGAACCAATCTTAAAACATACGCGCCGGAGTCAATCACAGATTACCAAGAGTCAGTTGTTAACGATGTTAAAGTTCTATCGCTTGTTAAGTTGATGGAGTGCATCACAGTGCGCAATGAAAACACGTTTCAATCAGAAACAGAGGTTAGATATCGCTTCCTTATATTGAATGACAAGGGCTACCATCAACAAGTATTTAATGATGCTGATGGAACAGACCCAGTTGCTGATATGGTAATGATTACCGGCTTTGATGGTAAAGCACTAGACCATATACCTTTCTATTTTAGCGGCAGTAAAAACAACGATGCAGACGCAGACAACCCGCCTTATTACAAGCTGGCTGATAAGAACATTGCATTGTATAACCTTGATGCCAATAACCGCTTAAACTTGAACCTACACGCTACTGGTACATTAATTTTAACTGGTGACGCAGAAGATTTAGGTAAAACAGATTTAACAATCGGCGGCGGTAATGGTATTTATCTCGGCACAACTGGCTCGGCTAACTTAATCCAACTCGAAGCAGGCAAGGCATTACCCGAGGCAATTGCAGTAGAGAAGCAAGATATGGTTGAGCTTGGAGCTAAACTATCAGCGCCAGACGTACAGCGCACACTAGGCGAAGCTGAGATGAGTATGGCTCAAGAGCTTGCGCTACTATCAAGTGTCACAGATAACGTTGAGGATATGTTTAAACTCGCAGTAGCTGACTTGATTATGATTCAAACAGGAACAGAGCAAGACTTTGAACTCGTATTAAATCGCAACTTCTTCCCTAAAGGCGTTACAGCTCAACAATTAGTTGCTCTGAAAGACCTATGGCAAGCCGGCGCAATATCCAAAGCTGTGTTTGATGCTGCATTGATTCAGAATGAGGTTATCGATGTTGATACAGACCTTGAAGAAATGAACGATGCCATTGCAGAAGAAGCAGGAGAGCAAGGCGGCGTTAATTTCGAGGATGAAACAGCATCGACTCAGTAGGCTACTACGTTACAGAAGATAGGCGATTTGCTTATTTTATTAACGAAGAAACTGGCGAAATAATCGAAGAGGTTACACTACACTAATGGCTGACATATCAGAAACACTTAAATCGATGGACGTTAGAAACCAAGTTCTACTTGAGCGATTAAAACAGGGTGAGCACCTTAAATTCGCTCCGTTCCTCAAAAAGCTTGAGCGTGATGTAAGAGTTAGATTGAGCGATGAGGGCGCAACTATTAACAATAAGAAGCGCCTAAATATCCTGCTATCTGATGTGAAATCAATTCAGCGCTCTATCTATGACGACTACTTAAAGCAATTAACCTTAGATTTATCTGATATTGGACTTAACCAGGCAGAGTTAGAGGCGTTAAGCTATGAGAAAGTCGTAGTTAAGTTTGAATCAGTTATTCCAAGCGCCGCGCAAGTATCGGTAGCATTGAGGGTTAACCCGCTACAAGTCGAGGGCTATACAGGCAACCCATTGCTTGAGCCATTCATTAAGGATTGGTCGGCAAAGGAAGTACAGCGAGTTAATACAGTAATTCAACAGGGCTTTTATCAGGGCCAAACTAACGCGCAAATCACAGCTAACCTTCGAGGCACAAAACAGAATAATTTTAATGATGGCGAATGGGCCAAAGTTAACCGCTCGAATAAAACGATTGTTAGAACAGCGGTCCAACACTCAAGCCAGCAAGCAAGAAATGAAACCATGAATAAAAATAGTGATTTAGTTAAAGGCTATGAATGGGTGTCAACTTTAGATTCTCGCACATCTGCACAATGTAGTGCTTTAGATGGTAGGCGCTTTAAAATGGGAGAAGGGCCACAGCCGCCG